TCGCGCAGCTCCGACGCCAGGCTCGGTGCATCCGGGTCCTGGAAGTAGCTCAGCACCAGCGCGCCCCGCGGCGCGACGTCGTTGATCGTCATCTGCAGCTGGTCGACCGAGAGGAGCGTCGAGCCGTGCCAGACCTCGCCGGCCGTGTCCGTGAACCGACCGTCGGTCCCGACGATGAACCGCGCCGGCCCGTCCGGCGTGTCGATGGCGCACAGGTCCAGCATCCCCACGCGATCGTCGCGCGGGTCGAAGCCCTCGGGGAAAAAGCTCATCTGTTCAGGACCTCGCGGAAGGTCATGGCGGGCGAGGTCACGCGACCGCGGTCATAGCCCAGGCGCGATGCCACGTCGTCCAGCGCCTCGAAAAGCCCGGTCGCCACGAGCGAGATCGGGTCGCCGACAGCGATCGTCGCGCGCTGCAGCGTCACGCCCAGGCGGTAGACGTCGCCGCCCTCGGCCGAGACCCAGAGCACGCCCATGGGCCAGTCGTTCGCACTGATGATCTGGCCCTGTTTCGGCACCAGCGCGGAATCGGTCACCGTCACGACGATCTCCTCGGCGCCGGGCGCCGCGGCGGCCGCCGCCGGAACCTGCGGGCCCGGGTCGAACCCGGAGCCACTCGAGAAGCGCTGGTCGTTCGAGAACGGCTTGCCCATCGTCAGCCAGTCGGCCGGCACCGCATCGGCCCGGTTGAAAACCAGCGGGTCGGCCATGAACAAGCGATAGACCCCGACCCGGCCCTGCGCCGCCCACGCGATCGAGCGCCAGTAGGCGCTCCGCTCGCGCGAGAAGCGGAAGGACAGCTCGCCCATCCAGCGCGGGAACTGGTTGAACACGACCTGCGTCCCGCCGCCGACCCGCTCGGCTTCCCCCTGCCCGCGCCAGTCGATCCACCAGTCGCGCGTCGGCGCGCACATCATGCTGTAGGGCACGGTGACGATCGGGCGTTGCATCAGGTGTTGGTCTCGCGAAGGCGGTTGAAGCGGTCGCCGAAGCCGCGGTTGACCGCGCGCATGGTCTGCGCCTGACTGCTCTGGACCATCGCGCCGGCTCTCCGGTCGATCATCTCGACGATCACTCCGGGCTCGCTCCGCGCGATGATCTCGACTTTCCCGCCGCCCTGCTGACCCGCCTGCCCCCGAAGCGCCGCCTGCGCCTGGGCCGTCGAGAGGATGCGGCCATTCACGGCCGGGATGAACGGTTCGCGACCGTGTGCACCGTCCATGTAGATGCGACCAGCCTGAACCGGACCGCCGGCAGCACGCTGGCCGCCGAAGAGGCCGCTGAAGATTCCGCCGAGCAAGCCCCCGGAATTGCCGCCCATCATGCCGGCGAAGGGCCCCTCCCCGAACAGCGCGGCCTGCAACGCGGCCTTCGCCAACGCCTTCGCCACATTCTCGAGGACACCCGCGAAGTTTTCGCCCTCGACGATGGCGTCGATCAGGCCGTCCTTCAGTTCGGTCTGGATGTCATCAAAGAACCGTGCCCGCTCCTCGGCCCGCTCGTATTCCCGGGTCAGCGCACCGATGGATTCCGCCTGCCGGTCGATCTGCTGGCGCAGGGTCTCGCCCGTCGCAGCCTGTTGCGCGTCGAGATCGAGCCCGCGGCGCTTCGCCTCGTCGAGCAGCTCATAGCGCGCCTGCAGCTCGGCGACCTGCGCCTCGGTCTTGCCGATCATCTCGATCCGGCGCTCGATGCGCTGCAGGTCCTCGTCGCTGTCCTGGAAGAGCGGGTCTTCCTCGCGGCCCCCGCGGCCGCCGCCTCCGGACTTACCCTTGCCGCCCTTGTTCGACCGGTTTGCCACCTCGGCCGCGGCCGCTTGTGCCTGCCGCCACTTGATGAGGCTCTGCCGGTAGCGCTCGGCCTCTTGAGCGGTCTCCACCATCTCAGCCCGCTCGGCCTCCATCGCCTCTTGCACGACGGGATCATAGCCGGTGAGGTCTCCAACCTGCTCACTGTAGCGCTGGCTGGTCAGCGCGCCCGCGCGGCCGATCGGATCGTTCCGGTATTCGTACTCGATCTTCGCCCGAGCGAGATCGGATATGCCCTGCGCCTGCAGCGAGATCGCGTTTTGAACGGCGCGACCCAATTCGTCGGCCAGTCTCCCAGCTTCGCTCGCCGCGCCGCCAATGGCGCCCGCCGCACTTCCGGCTGCGCCGATCATGCTCGACAGCTTTTCGCCCGCCTCCTGCAGGGATTTCACGACCTGCTGCGCACCTGCGTCCATCTCCTCGAACGGCGGCAAGGCGTCCTCGAGCGTGGCGATCAGGTTCTCTACGGCGTCCAGCATCTCCTGCGGACCCTCCGCGGATTCGAGCTGTTGGAGAGCGCTTGCCACCTTCAGAGCGCTTTCGCCGTTCAGATCGAGTTCGCGGCGGATGTTCCGGAGCGTCTCCTCGTACTCGGTGCCCATGAAGGACAGGCCGTCGCCCATCGGCTCCTGCGAAAGGCCGCCGAAAGTCGTCGCGATGTCGCTCAGAGTCGAGCGCATAGCCTCGAGCGCCTCGAACTCGGAAATCTCGCGCAGCGCGGCGATGAAGGTCCGAGCCGCAGCGGTGGCGGTGCCGTACTTCTCCGCCAGCTCCTCGGTCGGCAGGTTCGCCTGGCGCACCGCGTCTCGATACTCGTCGACGGCGGTCGTCAGCTCCTTCGCCTTGTCCTCGAGCGACTGCGCCTCCTCGCCGGCCATGAAGAACGCACCGGCCAGCGGAATTGCGACCGCAGCCACCGCGCCCAGCACTGCACCGATTGCGCCGAACCCGGCCAGCAGCTGCGGTGCCTGCTGACCGAGCGCCACGGTGGCAGAGGTGCCCGCCCCGACCTGCGTCGCGAAGTCCGCGACCTGGAAGGCGACGTTCTGCAGGCCGCCGCCCATGCCGCGGATCACCCCGCCCGTGCGCGTGGCCGCTGCGCTCCCTCGCGCGTACTCGGCGTTGAGCGTCTCGAGAGCCGCCTCGTGCTGGCGCGCCGTCAGCGCGCCCAGCCGGTGCGCGCGGTTCAGCTCCTCGAGCGAGGTCTCGTACCGCTTGCTCGCCGCGAACAGCGGATCGTATTTCGCGCGCAGCCTGTCCATCTCGCGCCCGATCGCCTGCGCGCTCTGCTCGGCGTTCTGCGCCATGCGGCGGTTCGACTGCCGGAACTGGTTTTCAACACCGACAGCGGCGTTTTCCCCGGACTTCATGATCCGGGCCATCTGCTTCTGGAAGCGCGCCACGTCCGCCGACAGGCGGAGAAGGAGCTGCGTGTCGGTCTGGGCCATTACTTGAGCGCCTCCGGCTCATACTTGGCGAGGATTTCCTCGAACTCCGCCTCGGTCGGCGGCTCCGCACGGCGCGTGCCGCTGGCATTGAGCCCCTTCACGAGGTTGACGAAGTCCGCGTAGGTCAGCCGGCGGAGCTCCTCGGGCGACATGTGGAACACGCGGCAGATTTGCGACACCTCGGAAAAGCGGATCGGCTCGGGCTCGCCGGTCTCGCGCGTCGGGTCTTCCTCGATGCCGGTCATGAGGGCGATCAGGATGTCGCCGGCCAGCGCCGCGTTCTCCATGTAGGTCGTCCGGTCGAAGTGCCGCTCCATCAGGTGCTTGGCCTCGACCTTGTTCTCGCCTCCGCCGATCAGCGCGATGCGGATGATCTGGTAGACCTCGTTCGCGAAGAACTTGCCCGAGGAAAGGCGCAGGTAGATCGCGCCGATGGCTTCCTTGCCGCAGGCCTCCTCGATCTCCATCACGCGGCCGAAGTCGAGCCGGAAGAGACGCTCCCTTCCGGCCCAGTCTGCGTAGACCTCGGCCATCAGGTGGCGGCGGTCCAGACGCGCTGGCCGGCGCCGGAAATGCTGGCGCTGAACGTCGCCTTGCCCGAGGTCTCCTTGGTCAGCTCGATCGACGCGAGGTAGGCCGGCAAGGTCCAGAAGCCGCCGTTGTTCGCAGCGCTCTCGTCGAGGAAGATCTTGATGTTCTTCTCGACGCCGTCGTCGGCCCACTGCCGCCAGGTCGACCACGCCTCGGTCGTGACCATTCCGGTGATGGTGCACGCGGTGTCCTGGCTTTCGAGGTGCCTCACGATGACCGCAGGGACGTCGAGCGGATCTTCGCAGTCCAGCACCGTGTTCTCGCCGAGGTTGTTGGTCAGCGTGATGCCGAACGTGTTGGCGCCACAGGTGTGGGCGAAGGTTTCGGGATCGCCGCCGTCGCCGAGCTGGATCACGAGGCGGGTGGTCTGATTGCCGGTAGGCATGGCTTACTCCTTCTCTACCGTTTTCGTGCCGGGCACCGCCTCGGCAACCTGTCGAGTGATCAGCGCCTCGCCCGTGGCCTTCGGGACGCTGTACTCGCGTCCGGCCCGGAAATGTTGCGAGGTGGAGGAGCTGATGCGATGATGGGCATCGCATTTCATCTTGATCTTCATAGGGGTCTCCATGCGCTTTGGTGTTCTCGCGGCGACCGTTGTCGGTTCACTCGCAACTGCCGCCCAAGCAGATCGGCTGGGGTTCGAGGAGACGAACAAGGTGCTGGCATCCGGCACGGTCATAAGCGCCGCCCCCGTGACGGCGCCGCCAGCGCCAAACCCAGTTCTGGGGGCGCAGCCTCCGGAGGCGACGCGCATTCACGAGGTTTTCCTCGCCTTCGAGGGCGAGGTGTATTTTTGCTACCTGCACGGCGGGAAGTCGGACGGAGTTCAGACCTACGCCGAGTGCTACGACTAGGTCGCCTTGATCGCCTTGTTCACGTTTCGGGTCAGGCGCGATTTGATCCGCCGTTTCCGCAGCCGGTAGACCGGGAAGAAATATGGGTTCGCCGGCATTTCCTTGGTGCCGAACTCCTGGAGCTTGGCGTTCTGGAACCGGATACCACGGCTGTTCGTCACCATCGTCTTCTCGTTGCCGGCGTAGATGGTGATCACGAGCGCCTCGTCGTCGCCGCGGACGCGGCCAAGCGTCATGGATCCTTCCGGCGCATCTCCCCAGGTCCAGCCGATGCTTTTTCGCAGTTCGCCGCTCAGCTCCGGCGCGTTCGCCTTCATCTCCTGCACCAGTTCCTCGGCGTTCTGCTCGAGGGTCTCGATCACCGCTTTCCGCACGCGCGTCGGCAGCGAGCCCCATCGCGCGCGGAACTGGCTAAGCCCCTGCACCATGCGTCTGCACCTCCGCCTCCACCGTCACGATGCCGTGCCAGGTGATGCCGTCCGGGTCAGGGGTGGTCCGCCCCGTGGCCTCGATCCAGAGGACGCGGTAGGGCGCGGACAGGGTCAGGTCGCGTTGGTGCAGCGCGGCATGGACCGCGTCGACGATTTCCGCGCAGATGCGCTTGCGCCCCTGGTTCCGCGCCCAGCAGTCGATCTGAAGTGTCTCGATGCGCGTCGTCACGCACTCGGCGATGTCCGGCACGAAGTCGCTGGGACCGAACTCGAGATAGGGGAACACCGCCGTCGACGGCGCGCCGTCATAAATGCGGTCGCCCACGAGCGCGCCGACGCCGGCGTCGGCCACGAGCGCGTCATGGACCGCCTTCTGCAGCGCGGCCGAGGCGCTCATCTCGTGAAGGCCTTTTCGATGCGCGCGGCCGCGGCTTGATGCGCCGCCGAGACGCGGAACAGCGCAGCCGCGAAAGCGGCCTTTGTGATCCCGATCTTCATACCGCCACCCCACTCTCCACGACGATGTAGACCCAGGCGCGGTCCGTGATGCTGTCGACCTCGCGGACGTTGTAGATCGCGCCCCGGCGCAGGTCGCGCATGCGCCAGTCGGCCGTGATCTCGCGCGACTTCACGGTGTTGCGTACCCTGACCTTGTAGATGCCGCGCCCGGTCAGCCGCGCGGCTTCAACCGCTTCGCTGCCGCGCTGATAGATGAACTGGGCGCTGCAGACATGGCTCGCCGGCTCGTCGGTCCAGCCGATCTCGATCCCGCCGAACCCGTCGGGCGCTTCGGTCGGACGATCAAACGCGACGCGGTCGCGCAGGGCGCCGGGGTCCTTCATACCCACACCCGCCACCGGTCGAGCATGGCGAGGAGACGCACGGGCACCTCCCCGGTCCGGTTCTCGAACATGTGCGCGACGAACACGCGCATCACCTGCAGGAGCTGCGGCGGCACGTCCGCTGCAGTCTCCCCGAATCCGGCGACGAACTCGATCGCGACCGTGTCGCGGTCGGTGCGGGGCACCGGCCAGGTCTGGCCGTAGGCCGGCATCACCTGGTGCGGCTCGCGCGAGGTGATGAGGCGATACCGTGCGGCGTCGAGCGTCTGCCAGATGCCAGAGAAATCCAGCCAGCGGATGCTCACGATCTCCTGGACCGGCGACACTCCGAGGTCGATGCCGCCGCAGCCGAACCCGTCGAGGCGTAGCTGCAGCGTCTGGGTGATCATCCGGCGCCGCGTGTAGTCTTCCGTCAGCTGACGTGCCGCCGCGCAGTAGCCTGCGAGAACCTCGTCCTGGTCGGTCTCGTCCGCCTCGAGGCGCAGGTGCTGACGCAGGAGCGCATCGCTAGCGACGAGGGGCTCGGCCTCCGGCGGCGTGACGACGGACAGGGTCATGGATCAGTCGGCATCCGGGCGCGTGACGTACACGGCTGCCCCGCGGGACACGAAGTGCGCCGCCGAGCGCAGCGGGAACGACTTGCGCTGCCCTGCGGTGTAGCGCTCCTCCTCGGGCGTGCCGACGCGATCGTCCTGCACCACGTGAGTGCGGACAAACTTGATGATGCAGATGTCTTTCTTGGCGGCCATGGCGCGCCCTCCTGGTCAGGGGCCGCCCCGCGCGCGGCGAGGCGGCGCGAGGTCGGATCAGACGGTGACGATTTCCGCCACGGTCGCGGCATCGCGCTCGGACGCGGGGCCGTAGCGCGGGTCGAACCCGAGCACGATCGCGCCGCAATCGCTCGTGGCTGCGGCAACCGTCATGGACAGGCGGACATGCGTGAAGCCCTCGACCAGGTCGAGGTCCTCGCCCCAGCACTCGATGATGGCTTGCTTGTCGCTGTCGGTCCCGGCTTGGGTCAGCTGCGTGATGGCCGAGTTCGGCACGTCCTTCACGCCGGTGCCCGTGGCGTCCTGCGCCTGCTCGAGCTTGGCGTCGATCGTGGCCGAGGTGCCGAGGGAGCCCGCCATGACGATCGCCATCAGCGAACGCCAGTCGCCGATGGCGATCCAGCCGGTGGTGTAGGTCGCGGCGGCGTTGGCGTCGGGATCGATCACGCCGACGACGCCCGCCACCTGCGACGGGTTGAGGGTCTTCATTGCCATGTCTCAGGCCTCCGGATGAGATGGTCGAGGTGAGGCGGCGCAGCGGGATGCCGCGCCGCCAGACGGATCAGGCGCGCTCGGCGAGCGTGACGAAATGCGACTTGGTCGCGTTGCCGTTCTTCGGCGCCACCGGCTTCGACAGGTGCGGCTGCCCGCCATAGCGGAAGGTCCAGCGAAACGCCTCGGTCGCGTAGTCGAAGTAGAGATGGATCGACGACGCGAACTTGACGCCCGAGGCCCGGCGCGCGCCGTAGTAGCCCTTGGGCGAGATCAGCTGCAGGTCGCCGCGGTCGCCGAGGGTCTGCGCGAACTCGCTGAACCGCACCGGGCGGCCGAGGAGGAAGCCACCGGGCGCCTCGCTCAGATCCCCGCTCGGCGGCATCCAGATCGGCTTGTCGCCGATCGTCATGGTCATGAGCTGCGGCAGCGTGTCCTGGTTGGTGAGCCAGAACGGCCGGTCGCCCGGCACCATCATGAGCCGCGAATACATCG